AGGTTGCTCTCGATGTGACCCAATCCACTGCTTGGAGCCTCCTATCACGTTCCTGGCGGAGTTCCTTTAGGGGCTGGGCGTCCACCAACTCTTTCAACTTCGAATCCTCCCCAATCTCCACATCCCCTGAAAAAGCTTGGACGTTTGTCGATGCCATATATAAGTAGCGATAACCTAAACCCTGTACCGTATGAGGACGATACCAGATCCACCAGGACCGGATCGATTGTTTGAACCAGCGCCAGCACCACCACCACCGGTATTTGCTGTACCCGATTCGGGAGCGTCGTTGTTTCCTCCATCAGCACCACCACCGATGCCACCCGAACCAAAACCGTTAGTCACACTACCAGGTTTACCACCACCACCACCACCCGCGAAATATCCATTTTCACCGAATGATGTGGTGAAATATGCGGACATATCCAAACCAACACCACCATCGCCAGAGTAATTATTATCCAAGCCGTCACCACCTACACCACCAGCGCCACCACCACCACCGGAAGCATTGGCGTCGCCTCCATTACCAGAAAACCCATTAAGGCCACCTCTATTCCCCTGTCCAGATGTCCCCGAACCATACGAAGTGGTAACACCTTTTGAGCCTTCGCCACCACCGCTACCACCATCACGACCATTGGCATTGCCACCCTCACGGGATCCACCGCCACCACCCCCGACAGCGGTTAGAGAAAACGCGCTGGTGTCCCCTCCATCATTACCCTGAAGGTCGAAGCCCGGGTTGATAAACAGCCCGCCGGCGCCCACGACGATAGAATACGAGCCAGGTGATACAGTTTTATTTAAATCAAGTATTAAACCACCCGCGCCACCACCAGCGCCGGATGCACTACTACCTCCTGAACCACCACCGGCACCACCACCTGCGACGAGGAGAACATCACATTCCACCTGTGAAGTCACAAAGAAAGTGTGCGGTGACCCCTGGTATGTGAAAGCGTGAATACGGTATGTATTACTCCCAATCGTCGCATAGGTTATTGTACCACCGTCAGCATATCCGTGAAGCATTCCAGAATACACCTGTGTGTCGTAAATAGTTCCCGTATATTGAAGTGAACCATCACTGCTAGCATCTGTTGGATTCAATTGGGTGAAACGCAATGCATCATGTACCTCACCCGTTCCAGCTTGGTCACTACCTGATATTTCATTCCCACTTCCAGCTGCCGTATTAGAAGTGACTTCCCTATTGTTTACAAACAGTTTAGCACTGCTTCCGGTGGAAATTATTTCCACTGATGCGATGATTTCCGTTCTATCGTTTGTTGAAAAATAGTCGGGTATGGTCCAGTTCGTAGATACATTTCCGCCAACTACCCCTCCTGCCCCACCTTCTATATATAACTTACCACCATGTACATATAATGCTACACCCGAACTACTATCACCAGATTCGTATATGACACCCGTGCGGTCTTTATCGATAGTCACATTCGTGAGTATAGTACATGTACTCTGTTCACTGAGTATATTTGTGGCTGAAGCTACACCCGATGTATACGTACTTGAACCGAACACATTACTATCAACAAATGGTACCGCTGTGACCTCTCTATATGTACTCACACTTCTGATAGTACCCCCAGTGAAGGGCAATGCACCATTACTACTACCATTTGTTGGATTCATTCGTGTGTAGGGTATATTACTATAAACCTGACCGCTACCAGCCGCGCCCGAGCCTGACACCTTAGATTTGTTAGGTGTGGCGTTATATTCCGTACTCACCAAGATACCATCTATATACATTCTCGCGAGACCGTACCCCCGTGAATCACATGAAACGACTATTTCATGTGTGTCATCCGTCGTCCAGGTTGAAGGGACTGTATAAGAAACTTCATAATCTCCGCCAACTACATCACCGTCTCCGTATCGTGCGTAAATTGTACCAGAATGAACATACAACGCGAACCCAGTACCAGTCCCTCCACCCTCAAAAATGACCCCAGTTGTCGCATCGCTCATATTGACTAATGCCCTGACGGCCGCCGCGACTTTATTAAGAGCCCCAGAATTGGCACTTGACACACCAGTTACCCGTTGGTAGTAACCCGCGTTTCCAGTGAAATTATTAGAACTCGTACCTCTAAAAGAACCTATATCTCGAGACGCTGGTAATCGCGCTATTTTCGATAATCGATCAAAATCTAATTCGTTTAGACTTAAGTCATATTCTGTAGCTATATTACTAATACTTATAGGACCTGATGAAGATATAGTCATATAGTATTATCCGATTTTTTCTTTGAGCTCTTTAATCGCTTCAATGATGAGACCCATCATGTTTCCGTAGGCGACGGCATAGTTTGTCTCTTCGGACCCCGTGACGGCTTCTGGAAGAACGGGAAGAACTTCCTGAGCTATGACGCCAGTGTAGCGTTTATCATTCATAGTGAATGTGTATCCATTTAATTGGTCTATTTTGTCTAGGGCATTTTCAATCTTTTGAATATCACTTTTTGCGCGTTTATCAGAATATGCGGTAATGTTACCAGTCGCATATATGTCACCATTTACATCCAACTTGTACCCAGGATTCGTCGTCCCCACCCCCACCCTCCCCGTCGTCGTGTCCACGTAGAGATTGGCGTCGCCGACCTCGATGTTCGAGGTGACGTCGAAGCCCTTGGTGGGGTTGGTGAACTGGACCATTTGGGTGGTGGTGTTGCTAATATTCGTTACTGACTGGAGACTGTAGGCGGGTTGGAGACGGACCGACCCAACCTTGAGGCCCTCGGCGTGAACGTTCCCAGTCACCCTGAGGGAGGCGTTCTCCAAATCTAAAAAACCATCGTTGCCTTGGATGGACATTTAATATAGGGTAAGAAATGAATTTACCTGTTATTAAATGGGGGGGAGTGATTGGGATCACTCGGGGACGGGGGGCCAAACAGGGTTCTTGGGGTCCTCAGTGGTGGCTGGGAGGTCCCTTAGAGCCTGCATGTAGGTGGCCCAAGCCTCTGGGACTGGGGTGGAGGTTGTGAAGGCCTTGACGGCCACCCAATCCGCTGCTTGGAGGCGACGGTCACGTTCCTGGCGGAGTTCCTTTAGGGGTTGGGCATTGATGAGTTCTTGGAGTTTGGCCTCGAAGGCCTCCTTTGGGGGCTTCTCATGACCGGGTGGAAATTGAATAGATTCCCAAGTTGTACCCCAAGCACTTCCACCCGGAATTGGATCTAAAATTTGTTGTACGAAGGTAAGTTGTTGTAATTCTTGGTCGTCCATATATACATTATGAAGACAAATAAAAACCATTAAATCCAGCATACTGACTGGCCGACATGAACATATTACCTGAAGTTAAACTGATTCCCATTGTGTCACTCGCATTCATGTATACGTTTAAAGAAGCCGATGCGGGGCTGTGAGAGCCGTCCACATTACTATGAACACGGATAGGGGTACCACCAGCTTTAACATAAGTGCCATTTAAAGTAAATATACCCTCTGTTTGGCTGTTGTGTGACATATGATAAAATGAAAAATGATAGAAACCTGCTATGGGTGCGGTGAAAAGACGAGTGCTTGGATTATACCCCCCACCTTTATTGTTCAATACATTGTTATACGGAATAAGTTGCGTAGCATTAATAGTAGTTCCAGTTGCGGCAGCTTGAAATATCACCGGACACCCCGCCCTGAGGTCCCCGGGGATTTCCACGATGTCCTCCTTGATGATTTGTTTGGTTTTGAGAACACCGTCGTAGTCGAAGACCTTCACTACTCCAGCTTCACTACCACCAGATCCGTCAACCCTTGGACCACCAACAACCAGCCTCGAACCATTGGATGACAAAGCCACGGCTGTGCCAAATAAACCACTGGGATCATTGCCATCTAGGTCCGCCCCAATTTGGGTCCAACTTCCGCCGATGTACTCAAAGACTCTCGCGTGACCGGCATTGGAACCACCGGCGTCATTTGTATGCCCACCCACCGCGAGACGAGAACCGTCTGGGGAGAGGGCAACTCCGACCCCAAACTCATCACCCGCCGCCTCACCGTCTATATCTGTACCAACCTGAACCCAAGCAGTCCCATTCCAATCGAAGACCCTCACGTGACCCGCATCGGTTCCAGTTGCATCATCCCTTCTAGCACTGACAGCCAGTCGTAACCCATCAGAAGACAGGCTTACTCCTCCTTTGAAACCCATCAGGTCACCTGCAGACTCACCATCGATGTCGTCACCAGCTTGAGTCCAAACACTTCCATCCCAATCGAAGACCCTTACATGGCCCGCGTCTGTACCACCACCGTCGTTGTTGTCGGCACCAATGGCCACGCGCGAGCCATTGGAGGATATAGCTGTCGACCCACCAAAACGATCCCCGGTTGCCTCTCCGTCAAGGGTGGAACCGAGTTGGACCCAAGTCGCCGAACCTTGGTGATATTCGTAAATCTTCACCTCACCCCGACTCGAATCGTGTCCCTTGGCACCCACCGCAATTCGGGTTTTATCACCACTTATAGAGACGTCGATACCAAACTGATCCCCCGATGCAGTTCCAGTTAGGTCCCCCCCCACCTGAACCCATGCACTACCACTCCAATCGTATACCTTAGTGTTTCCATTAGTGGTGGTAGGTGCTCCTACAACTAACCGTTTTCCGTCAGAGGATAGTGATATACCATATCCAAATTCCCCACTACCATCTATGTCCGTACCAGCTTGAATCCAAGTGCTTCCATTCCAATCAAACACTATCACACGACCAGCATTGCTGTTATGATGATACTCACCTAAAGCTATTCGCAAACCATCGGTGGATATAGCTACAGAATAACCCAAACGATCACTTGGAGTTTCGCCGAAGAAGTCCCCCCCAACTTGGGCCCAGGTATTACTCGGGTTCTCAGTGGTGTACTGGACGGAGAGGTTGGAGTCGCTGTAGATGTTCCCCACCAACCCGATGTCCCCCTTCACGTCCAACTTGGCTAGGGGGAGGTTCGTCCCCACACCAACGTTAGAGCTCACTGTATCCACAAAGAGATTGGCGGTGCCGACGGAGACGTTCCCCCCAACCACCAAGTTCGAGGAGAGGGTGGTGTTCCCTGAGACGGCCAAAGTCGTCCCAACCTCCAAGTTCGCCGTCATCGTCTGGGTGTTGGACTCGATCCTGCTGACCCTCATGGTGGCGTTCCTAATTTCCAATAAATTGTCTGGTGGCTCTATTGCAGACATTTAATATAGGGTAAGAAATGAATTTACCTGTTATTAAATGGGGGGACAAGTCCTACGGACTTGGCTGGACGGGCCATTCGAAGCCCCCCAAATTCCCATCCTTATCCAAGGTTGGGGTCGCCGTGGAGGGGAGGTTCCTTAGGACCTGGCGGTAATCTAACCATGCCTGCTTGGCGGCCTCATCAGCGTGGGGGTAGTCTGGTGTCGTGTACTTGTCCGTCTTGTCTAGGAGGACGTTCCTCTCCTCCCTAAGCTTAGAGAGGGGCTGGGCGTCCACCAGGGCTTGGAGTTTGGCCTCAAACTCCGCCTTTGGGGGCTTCTCATGACCGGGGGGGAACTTTATGGATTCCCAAGTTTCAAGGAAACTGTAATAGGCTGGCATAGGGTCACTCTCCTTTATGAGTTTCTCGACAAGCTGAGATCTATTCATATACCTTAGGAAGATATATAAAATCCAGAAAAACCGTTATATTGGGTATATAATGTATCACTGACAACCCATAAAGCCACAGTATCACCAGCTTCTAAATCTACTATATTTGAAGCCGATAATAATCTATGTCCATTACCATACGAATATACATGTGCCTCAATCGAAAACCTCCCGTTAGTATAAGGAAGTCCATTTTTCTTCCATTCAACTACACACGAGCTAGTGTTGTTGAGGCTCATACCCCAAAATGAAAAATAATAGAAGCCAGAAATGGGAGCAGTGAAAAGTCCAGTTGTATCGTCATAGCCTCCACCTATGTTTAAAATGATATGATTCCATTTAAGAATTTGTGTGGCTGCCTGATTACCGTCATTTAACGATACTTTAAACATCACAGGATTTTTACTAAGTATTCCAGCGTTCACCGTAAATGTATTGCTTCGCTCTCTCCAAACTTCATCTTCAAAAATTCTTATTTGACCTGAATTCGCACCGACCGGGTCAGCTTCTTCGGTGCCACCGACATATACCATTCCGTCACTTGATACAGCAGTCGCTTTACCGAAATAATTTTCCGTCGAGAAGGTATGATTTGCATATTTTTTTGTTTGTGTCCACGTCCCATTGGAGCGATCAAATATGTATATAGACCCAGAGTTACTCTGATTGTCATCGTCGTATGGGGCCCCGTATATAATTCTATCACCATTTTGGGAGGTGGATACACTCCAACCCCCAGTATCACTCGTGGCTGCGTCACTGGTTTTTAAAATTTGGGTCTCTGTCACTGGCCACACGCCACCAGATTTCACGAAAACGTAGGCGGCACCAGAATCGTTAGCCGTTGTGTCGTTGTATAACGCTCCCGCGACGACCATACTCCCATCCCCCGCCATTGAAATATTATAACCGAGGGATTGGTTAGCCTGTGTGGTGTAGTCGGATGCGTACATTTTCTGTGTTTGTGACCAAGTTCCTCCAGACTTGGTGAAAATGTAAACTGCGCCACCGTTTGTAACTGCGGTTCCACCCGGATTATCGTGGTATGCGGCTCCAATGGCTGCCACTGTGCCATCATCAGACATAGCTACTGACCAACCAAATTCTGAGTTGGCAAGTGTATCTGATTGAACAAATTTTTGAGTTTGTGACCATGTGCTACCATTCCAATCAAATATATAGGCAGACCCCTGAGTAGAGGCGCCGTCGTCATCTTGGTTCGAGCCAACGATAATAGTGGTACCGTCACTTGATATGGCTACTGACCGACCAAAATGGTCAGACACTGCCTTATCACTGGCTGAAATCTCCTGTTGGTAAACGTAACTCCCCCCCACAAGTTTATATATGTACGCGGCACCGGCATCGCCAATACCACCTGGATTTGTTAGACGTGACCCGGCAACAATAGTTGAACCATCTCGGGACATGGCGATGGCTGAGTCGGGCCCCAAATAATCAATGAGAGAGACCTCTGTATTTTTCTGATGTTGGTACCATTGACCCAACAAATTCTTTTTAAATATGTAGATGGCACCATCATCTCCACCAGCATCGTCATCTCGAGGTGCTGATACAGCGAGGGTTGACCCATCACCACTTATAGCGATAGCATTACCAAAACGGTCATCGGCTCCTATGGTTTGGCCCGTAATATCTGTAATTTTCACATAGGCGTTGGATGTCTGTCCGGCACTCAACTCCGCAAAGTGGGCTGCGTTGGAGGTGCTGGTCAACCTCAAGTTCCCCCTCACGTCAAGGGCCGCCAGCGGCAGGTTCGTCCCGATCCCCACGTTGGAGGTTGCTGGGTTTACAAAGAGGTTGGCTGTCCCAACCTCAAGGTTCGAAGCGAGGTGGAGATTGGAGGTCACCGACCCGGTCAGGGAGACATTACCAGCCACCTGTAGGTCCTTCCCCACAATCACGTTGGCGGTGGTCACTAGACCGGTGGTGGCGTTGCGGAGATCTACGGTGTAGGGGGTGACGTTCGAGTTATTTGTGACGGTCGCTAGGGTTAGACCGGGGTTGAAGAAGTCTATGACCCCGACCTTTAGGGACCCCCCAACGTGGAGGTTGGAGGTCGTCGCCAACCCGGTGGTGGCGTTCGAGAAGGACACCGTGTAGGGGGTGGTATTCCCAACCTCCGTGACGTTCTCTAGACCGTAGGCTGGGACCAAGCTAATCTCCCCTATGGTCATGTGGTGGGACGAGACGTTGCCCACCACCTGGAGGACGTTGGAGGCTGTGGTATCCACATGGAGGTTCGACCCCACTGAGAGTTCCCCAGTTGGCCCTGTGTTAGAAATACCCACAACCGACGTACGGAGGGTGGCATTTGTAATGTCGAGGAAGCCCTCTGGTGTTCCTATCGGCATTTAATATAGGGTAAGAAATGATTTACACGTTATTAAATGTGCTGGACCTTAGGCTATGGCTGTGATTGAGACCATTGGCATGGAAAATTGCTCGGTTGCGACGGCCGACCCCGCCGTCGCACCCTCCCAATAGGTTGTGGCGTGTATTTCTGCACCATAGGTCGCGTCGTATCGCCGCCATTCCCATTTAAAACCCAGTGTTGGTCGAGTGGCAGTAAAGGTGCCCAGTGTTGGGTCATCAGAATCAGCACCAACTTTAAACGACCAACTCCAGTTTATTCTCATTTGTGCATGATTCTCTACTTCAAAGTTATTTCTCGCTTTAGTGACCTCTACCCAACTACCACCATCCACTTGATACATTAGTCGTAAAAACGCTATAGGGCGGGGATTATCTCGACTATGAAGTGGATTATAACTGTATATAATCGTTTTTGTTCCAGCTGGTGGAATGTATCCGGTAATTACTGATCCCGTCATATCAGTAAATGTATCTGATGTTTGTTGTTTGACTGTTACATGTTGCATAGTCGCCCGACCATATAATGATGTACTAGAACATGTATCGGAAAGTAACTCGATGACCTCACCAGGATTGTAGAGCGTCTTGGTGATACCACCCCTCACATCAAGGGCCGCTAGGGGGAGGTTCGTCCCGATCCCCACGTTGGAGGTCGTCGTGTCCACAAAGAGGTTGGCTGTACCAATCTCTAGGTTCGAAGTTGAATCAAATTTGTAGGAGTCCGCCTCGATCCTATTCGCCCGAATTGTAGCGTTCCTGACTTCCAAGATGCCCTCTGGTGTTTGAACAACCATTTAATATAGGGGGAGAAATGAATTACGATGTCGGGGCGGGGGGCCACTCGAAGCCCTCCAGTTCCCCCCTCCTGTTTAGGGTTGGGGTCACCGTGGTGGGGAGGTCCCTGAGGGCTTGGCGGTAGGTTGCCCAAGCCGCCTTGACCTCCGCGGAAGCGTGGGGGTAGTCTGTCACGAAGATGTAGTCACACTTGGCGAGCCTCTGGTCCCTCTCGGCCCTAAGCTTGGAGAGGGGCTGGGCGTCCACCAACTCTTTCAACCTCGCATCAAAGGCCTCCTTTGGGGGCTTCTCGTAACCAGGGGGGAACTCCAAAGACTCCCAAGTCCTACCGAAACTGAACCCCGGAACATCACCTGGACTCATGAGTTCCTTCAAAACTTGTTCTATCAATTGGGGAAATTCCATATACTCTACGCCGATAAATAAAATCCTGTAAAACCCGATGGATACGACGCATCTATCCACCCATATATAAGATTAACCGAAAATGTGTCACCCGCTTCAAGATTTGCTATTATAGACCCTGTGGTGTTTTTTGTGCTGTTAATACCACCAGTCACTGCGTTTGGCATCATTAATGGCTGATACCTGTTTCCATTCTTATAGAAACCCACCATCACATGGTGCGCATTGTAAATACTTGACGTGAAGGCGTCGAACTTGTAGTAACCCGTTATAGGCGCAGTAAATAAACCCGTTTCTGGGTTATACCCACCCCCTTTATTTAGCTCAACTATATTGAATTTTATAACAACTGGACTATTTGGACCAGTTCCAACGGTGAAACCTATCCCCTTATGAGCTACAGAGAACATTATGGGATTTGGTGCCAAAAAATTACGATTAAGTTTTAGGTGTGCCGTTTTGTCTATGTAGAATTTTTCGTCGTAGACATAGACACCACCCTGATCACTACCACCCATCATGACATCTTGATACTGGTGACCACCGATGTATACTTTACCATCACCGGAAATACTCACAGAAGTGCCAAAACCATCATAATTTGTGACGCCGTGTGTTGCTACTGCGTGATGTTTTGTAGTCTGTGTCCAGACTCCGTTAGTTCGGTCAAAAATGTAGATAGCCCCGTTATCCGTTTGTGTATCATCATCACGGGGAGCTCCCACTAAAAGTCGGTCACCATTTTGGGAAAGAGCGACGTCGTGACCAAAGGCGTCACCTGAAGCGTTATCGGTAGATACAATTTTTTGTGTTTGGGTTGCTGACCACGCACCACCGGATTTAACATACACGTACACAGCACCCAAACCAGATTGACCGGCGGCGACACCATCCGCGGATGATTGACCTACAGCTACAACCGTTCCATCCCCCGATATATCTATACCATACCCAAAGTGTTCATTAGCCGCTCCATCGGATGGATATATTTTTTGGGTTTGTGACCAGGTACCGTTCTGAGCCTTATCGAATATGTAGGCGGCACCCGCATCTCCCTGAGTAGATGATCCAGTGGGGTTGTCATGGTGTGCAGCAGCGACTGCTAAGGTGGTTCCGTCATCGGATAGTGCGAGTTTATTACCAAATATTGTGCTTGCGAGTGTATCAGATTGGACTAGTTTCTGGGTTTGTATCCATGTACCCCCAACCTTCTCAAACATGTATACAGACCCCTGATCACCTGATCCACCAACGTCATCATACGGAGCACTAACCGCTATACAAGCACCATTTCCAGATATACACACACCCATACCGAAGTGATCATTTACGGCTGCGTCACTGGCTACAATTTTCTGAACTTGCGACCAAGTAGAACCACTTTTTTCAAAAATGTACGCTGAACCCGTATCTCCGGCTGTATCATCATCTCTAAAAGCTCCCACAACAAATACTGAACCATCTGTCGAAATACTCAGAGCTTTTGTATAATCTTGGGTTTGTTCTCCACCAAATCTATCATTAGTGGCTGCGTCACTGGCGTATAATCTCTGAACTGGGTTCCATTCACCAAGAGAGTTTTGTGTAAATACATACACTGAACCAGCATTGGTGGTGGCTCCACTAGCGTCAAATAAAGTGGTTGCGGTTATAACTTTTCCATCACCGCTTATGGTGACATTATACCCAAGGCAGTCGGCGCTCGCGTCACTATAAAAAGTTGAGTATGGATACAGATGACTTATTTTCGTGTACGCGTTCGAATGATTTCCCACACTCAGTTCAACGTTTTGGGCTGTGTTGGCGGTGTTGAGCATCACCAAGTTCGAGGAGGCCACTAGGGAGGTCGTGGGGTTGGTGAACTGCACCGTTTGGGTGGTGGTGTTCCCGACATTGGAGACGGAGGCCAGGTCGTAGGAGGGGATCAACTCGACCACCCCCAACTTTATGCCCTCCGCATGGACGTTGCCTGAAACCCTGAGGGAAGCATTTGGAATTTCCAGAAAACCCTCGTTGCCCTCTACAGACATTTACTATAGGGGGGGAAAAAGAATTCACCATTTGACCGAAGGTTGAATGGTGAGACTAGGGAACAAGAAACTTTAGAAACTCTGGGCAGTTTGTAAAGTTTGTAAAGAGTGTCAGTCGCTTCGCGACTGGAACAATCGACGTAGTCGATTGGGTGGTTAGCCACAATGGTACGTACACCCCACGAAGGCTGCTATGTGCACCGCATTGGCTTCGTCTGTTTGGGTGCCATCAGATGTGAGGAATCTCACCTTGTAGCCGGGCTCCACCCCATCGGTGTCCTCCCATTGGATGTTGCCATTCTCGTCAAAGAGGTTCTCGCCCCGACGAATCTCGTAGTAGGTCGTGATGGTCGTGTCGGAGTAGGTGTTCTGTTCCTCTGTGGCCAAGTTGGACCACTCACCCTCTGTGAGGACCACGTTCTCCCCGTTGATGTACTGAGTTTGGGTCTCGGAGGACCTATTGTAGGCCGAGAGGTTGCTCCACACCCCCTCCTCTACGGTGACCAAAGTCTCCACCTTCTTGGGGGCTTGGGTGGCCACATTGGACGCCGTGAAATCACAGTCCATCGTGATCTTGGCCACCGTGTAGTTATGGAGGACATCATCATCTTGTCGCTGCCCATAGCCCGCCACATTGGAGGTCGTCACGTAGTCCCCAGACTCTAGGGGTCCCCCAGTGTTGACAACCCATAGGGCACCCTCCCCTAGGGAGTTCACGATGGCACGGTTGTCACCTAGGACCTTTGGGGTCTCTGAAATAAAACCACCCTTAGTCTCCGAGCGGGAGGTGCCCACCCCCTCTACGGAGGAGACCACCCCAAAGCAGCTCTTGTCTTGGGACACGTTGGAGAGTGCCACCACTGGGAGGGACTCGTCGATGGTGATCGCCTTGGAGCCCGTCTTGAGGCCGCCGTTCATGTTGACGTACCTATTCTTGTCCGCTGAAACGATGAGACCGGGTTCCATTGGGCCCTCGGGAACACATCTGTGCTGCCCAGTGAAGTTTGTGACACTGCCACCAGCCTTAACTTTACCCTCGACGTCTAAAGACGCAGTTGGCGCGTGGCGTCCTATAGCTAAAGATGTATCTACCATATTTATATAGTTTACTGGACCATTCCTTCCCATCTCGTAAAGTTTAAATATATCACCCCTATCCAGTACTATATTGTAAAGACGGAAACCTGATATATATCCATTTAATTCTTCACTCACTGTGCTATTGTACACACTCCCACCGAGTGCAAAACCAGAACCACCCAAATTTAAATTATTAGTTGGGTTGGCTCCACTGGTAGCGGTTCTCGCAATTTCAATCCCATTTACATACGCGCGTCTTACATTCGAACCGTCACCATTGTATGTCCACACTACGTGATACCAAGTATTCCTAACAAAGGTGTATGCGAAATCATGTGTATTGTCCCAGAACTTACTTTGTACCTTATCATTATATATAGCATGCCCGGCTATTTGATTCGCGGTCGTATTTGTAAAATCACCAATATATGAGACCATTTCTATGTCATTCAAGTCCCGTGAATTTACCCAAGCTGAAACGGAGTGTATGAAGTTACCCTGTGCACCGGTTCTAGTCAAACTAATATGATCATCTCCCTCATCAAATGCAAAAGCTCTCGTATTAGAATCATATTTTGAACCATACGAAAAACTTCCATGTGGTCCATTATTACCACCAGCTGTATTGACAACAAGGCTTCCACCACCTTGACCATGGTGAATATTTCTAGATGTGTCAAACTCAATTTCAAGAGCATCCCTCCTAGGCACCTGGTAGAACCACGAATCTGGGGCCGGCCCAATCCTCGGGACATTTAGGGACTTTGTGAGGGTCAGTTCCCCATCGTGGAGGGTCGAGTACTTTGTGGTGGTTTCGGGGGTGCCGAAGAAGGAGAGATTACCAATACTTACATAACTATTGGTGCTATATGTTCCACTTCTTTGTGTTGGTTGGAGTCTAAAGTATGAGTATGGGGTTGTTGAATTAACCTGCGCAGTTTCTGGTAAACCCGTATGTGTCGTACCTCCGTATGTAAAACCTGTAAAAGACGCTAATAAATTCCAGTTCACCCCGTCATTACTCCCCCATATGTTACCAGCTCCAGGCGTTGCTTCTGGTTCATATACTTGAGCGACTCTCGGTTGTATTATGATGTAGTCCAATGTTATTTTGTATGGAAGATCAAGTTGTAACCATGCCCCATACACACCATTAATAGTGGGTGCGTTCGTATTTACATCTATATATGAATTTAGTGTGTAAAGTCCGTTACCCCAGCTAAATGTATTGTTTTGAACTTGATTATCATTAAATGCCATCCAAGGGTGGAAGGTGGAGTCATAGGTATCAGTCGCAGTGGCCCTAAAGAGTCCGTGATCCTTAAAGTGGGTCTCGTAGTTGGTCATCGGCCCCGGTGGGAATTCACCAGACTTGGGGATGGCCACCTCATCGGCCACCGTGAGGGCTGCTTGGGGCTCCGTCGTCCCTATGCCCACCCTCCCCTTGTAGACGGTCACTGAGGACTTGGCGAGACCAAACTGGTCCTTTTGGGCATCCCACAACTCT